GGTCCACATCGTATTCACCTGTTTCAGGATTGTAACTAAAGGCATTTGCAAACTCCTTAGTCTCCTCGTGGGTTAGCCTCAATCGCAGAGCCAGTCCAGAACCGCTCATACTTTCCACAGGAATATTGTGTAACTCCTGTTTAAACTTACTCATAAACGCTTTTACTTGCATCAACTGGTTAATCATATTCGTTCTCTATACTTTGGTGTTGTTCAATCGTTGGCATTCACTCCACGCCTAGAAGTTTTTTGAGTTCAGCGTCGAGGGAAATTGGATGCGGTCGGTTGCAGCGGAGGGAGCACTGACGGTAGGTGTAGATGCGGTCTTGCAGACTTCGCATTTTACGGATGCGTGCAATGGTGGCTTTCCAGATTTGCTCCAGCTCACCTTGGCAATTGCACAGCAGCGGCCAAGCGGTGGAGAGTAGGCAGATGTGGTAGGCGGTGATGGCGAAGTCTTTGCGGATGATTTGCTGGATTAGTTTTAGGTGGTCTTCGGAGTATGACCAAGCTGGACCGCCGTCGGGCGATGGGTATATGTGGGAGTGGTCGGAGTGGAGCAGGACGTAGACTGGTCGTCCGGGTTCGAATTTCGGGTTGGTCGGGTTTAGGTCGGATATATTCATGGCTTATGACTGGTGTGTTGGCCGTCTGGACGGAAGAAAGCAGATTCAGGTGATCGGCGTTCGATGGTGATAGCGCTTAGTAGGGTGCAACCGAATAGGTGTGGGTGCAGGAGTAGTAGGGTGGCGAAGGCACTGCCAGGGGTTCGGGAGTTGACGATGGTTTGTTCGGTTACACCTTTGTGTCGGTAGGTTATTTTTGTTTGCATATTTGGTTTGGTGGAGGTGGTGTTATTCTGTGTATTTCCAGTTCGGACCCCAACCACCTTCGACAGGTATGTTGATAGGCAGACCGTGGATGGTTAGTGGGATGTCGAACCACTCGGACTCGAATTTGGATTGTGCCCAAGGTTGGTTTGACTTGTGGGCTTGACCTGCTAACGCGTCGTGGATCATTAGGGTTGGTTCGGCCCGGAGGTTGCCAAGGGGAGTTCGGTTGGATGGGTCGTAGTAGAGGTTGGACAGGGCGTAGTTGGTGGAGTAGGTGGTGTTGGCTTGGGGTTCGTGACTTGCAGCAACACGGATGATGGAGTCTTCGATGTTGGTGCGGTTACGGATGTCGAGGAAATATCGGCGTTGTCCACTGGCTGCGTCAATATACCCATGGTTGCAGAGTTGTCGCCGGAGGTATTCGTTACGGAGTTCAATACCGTAGTAGTTTAGGTATAGGTTTTGCAGCCGCTCGATGGTGTTTTTGTGGAAGACTTTGAATTCAGGTGGTTCGACATTGCCGGCAATGCAGTTGTCGACCCAACCTTGGATGGAGCGTTCCAGTTGGAGTGATGCCATTAGGGCAGGTCGCATCCCGTAGTTGGACCCGTGTTGACAGCCTTTGGCGCAGGTGTAGGTGCGGGTGAATTTAGGCACCGTTTTGCATTGGTGCAACATGTGGTTGTGGTGGTGTTGGAGTGTGGGTAGGTCCCACTGGTAGACGTCGTTACCGAATTCGGTTAGTAGGACAATGACGATGGAGGGTTTGATTTTGTTCTGTAGGTGGACCAGCATTTTGTCATTCCCCAGAGCGGCTAGGTCCGCGGCGACTGTCCAAGCATCCGCACCGGAGAGGTCGTATTGGAAAAAGGAGTAGTCGTCGGTGTCGGGGATGAATAGTGTGCGAAGGTCTTTGGTGACGTTTTGTAGGTTCGTGCCTAGGTTTTCGACCGTAGGTTTGGTGGTGAGTAGCATTTCCCGGTAGGCTACACCGTTCTTTTTGCGCTGTTTGAATTCGATTTTTGACTTATTGACGATGGCTTCTACCCAGGTTTCGGAACTGGATAAGCGACCGGTGTCGGTGCCGACCGGGTTGTAGGTACACCGGATTCGACCATCCGGGAAGGCTTGGAGTTTGTTGAGGTCGGATAGGCGGGTTCGCGCGCGGGTTAGTTTGCCAATCTCCAGCAACACTGGGAGGTTGGTTTTGGTATACAAGGTGCAGAGAGCACCGAAGTCGGCAGTGGGAGTTGGCTTGCCGTTTAGTTTTTTAGTTTGGACTGGTAGGCTTAGGTCATTGTATAGGTAGTTTTGTAGCTGCTTTGGTGATTTGGTGTTCATCACGGACCCAACCATTTCGTTAACAATACCTTGTTGTTTTCGGATGTATTCCCAGGTAGTGTGACGCATAGTCGCGACTGCTTCGAGGTCGAGCTTACACCCTCTAAGCTGCATGTATAGGTATGGTTTGAGAAGTTTAATGTTAAACTGATAGTGCTGGAGTGACTTCGGATTTCCCACCAACGCTTGATCCATTTTGGCTGAAGAGGCCAGAGTGACCAAGGAATCCTTACAGCAGTATTCGTGGTGGACTGTAAGGTCTGCGACTTTACGTTCATCTTTGTAGTATGGTTCGTTAGTGTATAGTGAAGAGATGAAGCCAAGGTTTTTCGGGAGCTCACTGAATAGCTCCCACATTTTAAACATGGTGTCGTCGGTTATACCTCGCACTAGAATCTTGTGTCGCCAAGCAAATACGAATAGTTCATACATTGCGTTTTGCGCGGTTTTGGGTATAGTGGGGTCGCTCAACATAGCCGAGGTCCACTGCCATATTTGTACCTCTTCGTCGAGCGACCAGTATGGTGTCCCGTCTCTGTTCCGCAGTGGGACGATGAAACAGTCGTGGGCGCTTAGTGCGATGCTGTAACAGGTCACACCTACTTGATTAGGGTGTCCCTCAAGGTCGAATGCCATGGGGGGTTTGTCCCGCAGGATGGTGGCGAAGCGGTTGGATAGGTATTGGAATGTGGGTGTGGCGTTTATTGTACGGACCGGGTGTCGATACTCCGGAAAGCAGGATTGTTCTTTGGCCTTGCCTAGGTCACACCGGAATGGGATTGACAACCCATAGTTTCGCTGCACCATCCAAGGATCTTGTGCGGTTATGCACTTGAGTCGGAAGGTGGGTGATAGGAATATTGTCCCGCGTTGGGTGTGAGCGTTGTTACTTGCGCCAAAGACCCTGTTGGGTAAGTCACCCAACAGCAGGCAGCAGTTTGGCTTAAATGCGGCTAGGTCTTTCCGTAAGGTGGCAGTCGCCTGCACCACTGTTTGGTCGTCCGGTGTTTGTGTCCACCCGAATGTCTTCTTACCTGACGCATAACCAAGGAAGAGGCGGTTGATGGGGAGGTTTAGTTGGGACAGGACGAGGCGGACTAAGTGACCGGATGGTCCACTAAATGGGACACCTTTCACATCATCGCTTGGTCCTTCGCCGATTACGGCCAGTCTATGTCGACCGGGGTTTGCTGGTATTTGATTCACTGTTTGGTGGTTGGGTGTTCGCAGGTTAGTTCCACCAGCTTCGCATACCCCTGGATGTCCTTCCAATGGTCATCGAATAGTTCCTGACCACAGACAGCACGACTTAACTTATGCACGATCATGAACACCGCGAGAGTGGTGGTTGGTGATAGGTCGGCCCACTGCGGCATTTTACGAAAGACTGACATGGCTCTTTCAGTACAATACGCGTTGTCGTAGTATGAACCGTGGGTGGTTTCCCGACCACAAAGTAGGTCAGGGATGGTGTCTGATTGAGTGCTCATTTGAACGATACGCCTTTCAGTTCGCAATACACCTTCGCCACGTTGCTTACCTGCTGTGCGTAGTGCGCAGGGTCAATCTCGCAAGTCACGGGGGTGAAGCCACCCAAGAGCATTGCACGAGTGCTGGAGCCAACACCACTAAATGGGTCGCAAATGGTGGCACCCGGGAGTGCGACCGCTTTCATCAAAGTCTGCCACAGTGCTAGGGGTTTGATGAACGGGTGGTTGACTCCGGCGGCCTTATCCTCCGGCGTATTACCACCAAGGAAATAGTTCGTAGACTGTGCGGACACTAACCGACCACCTTCCTTTCGCATCACCATAGCAATCTCGGTGCTTTTCGTGAAGTTAAACTCTGCACGCTGGTTCATACACGAACTGGTTTTGCACCATACGAATGGCCACCGTTGCACTTTGAAACCAACAGCAATAGCATGATCGTATAGTGTCTGCCACTGTGCTTGATCACAGAACCAGATACAAAACCCCTTTGGTCGCAGGATGGAGTAGCACCCTTCTAACCAAGACTTGAACGCCGCTTCATTCTGTCCCACATCGTGTGTTCCGCTAACCCGTTCAATATCCTGTTGACCTTGGTTTGTTTGGAACAAATTACTCATCTCGATACCATACGGTGGGTCACAAACCACATGGTCCACACTCCCCGGCCCAAGCAGTTTGAAAAACTCCAAGCAGTCCAAGTTCCGCACCACCTGTGTCGCCACCTGCATTGCTTCCTCGACAACGGCTTGGTTAGATTCAAGGATTGACCTTGACTCCGCAAAGGATAGGACGTTTGTTGGTGGGGTGGTGGAGAACTCGTCGGACGGTGAGGATATGTTTGCAGAAGACTGGAATATGGTGGGATCGAAGGTTTGGACGAAGTTGGAGAGGTTGGATGGTGTGGAGGTTGGCGGTGGGGTTGGGAGTTTGGTGGCGAGGTCTTTTACTCGGTTGGCTAGAGCTATGGATACTTGGTCGTGTTTTAGCTTGGCCATGTATTGGAGTGCTTCGACGATACCTCCGCACTTCCAGATAAGGGAGTCGGGGTCTTTTAGGTGTTCACCAATTTCGAGGCAGTAGGAGACGTTACTGCGACCGCAACCGAGTAGTCGGCCAGTTTGCTTTTGGGTCCAGGTGGAACGGTTGACTGCGTTTTGTGCTACACGGATTTGGTGAATGCGGGAGATAGCTTGGACTTCTTCTTGCCAAGAGAAGTTGTGTCGTTGGACGTTTTCGATTAGTTCAAGTTCGGCTAGTTGACCGAGGTCGGTGATGGTTTTGGTAGTGTAGTGGATACCGAACAGGAGTTGGCCGGATTGAGCGAGGTTGGAAATGTCTGGGTGTGGGATTAGGTGTTCGCACAGGTCGGCGTAGTTTGTTAGGATGTGATCGAGTGCGCGGGAACGGCGACCACCGGCGATTAGTTGACGGTCGAGGGAGATGCAGATGGGGTGGATTAGTCCGTTTACGAAGATGTCTTCCGCAAGGGAGGTGATGTTTCCGTAGTCGACTCGGATTCGGTCGGCTCGTTCAATGGTGGCGAATGCTATTGGGTGTGTCATAGGTGTGCAGTTTTGGCAGGTTGTTTGGTTTGGGAGAGAAGGGTGTAGGCACCAAGGGTTGGAGCAGAAGGGTGGCGTCCATGTGGTTTCGGTATTTGTATCTTTCATTGTCGTTTTTTTTTTTTGGCGTTGGTTGAGTTGTTTTACCACACTTCTAGCCTCCGGTCAGGTCGCTCACTTGCGCTATGTCCGCCGTGTCTCAGGCGATACTCAGTGCAAACACTCCAAACGAAGTGCCCTCGCTGCGGAGACCAGGAGTGTGGTGACAGCGCGTAACGCTCCGCTGTCATGTGCGTTTAGGTATGTTTTACGGGTTCTTCACTGTGTTCTTTTGTCTGGTGTTTACCCCTGTTTGGGAATAAATGCAGCGAACTCGGATTGTGCTGCATACACATCACCGGTGTTTGGATCGGTGCGTTCTTTACCGACTTTGGTTTTGGCGAAGAAGGTCAAACCAATGTAACTCTCCAACGTTTCGTCCCACACGCGTTCTGTCATGAGCGCGTCAAGGAACTTGCACAAAGAAGCAATTGCGTCTTTGTTGCATTCTTCTTCAGTTTTGGACTCTAGTTGTTTAGCACTCGGGGTGAGTGAGATCATATGTCGCATTGCATAACCCGGGGAGACGGAATTACCATTGATGTCGGTGGCGTCAGGATATAGCAAGGTGACACCGATGGCAAGATAGTCTCCACCGGTTCGGTCGGATGTTTTCTTCTCAAAGGTTTTGATTGCGAATTCATACACACCACCGGTGAGGACAGGATAAGCGGTTGAGACTTCAGCGAGGTTTGTGTTTGCGAGTTGGTCGAATAGGTTCATAATACTTGTTTGTTTTGTTTGTTTGTTTTTGTTTCTTGAGACAGGTGTCTCAAAAGTGTTTAGCGATCTTGTTTGAGATCGGAAAGGTGTTCTTGGCGGTTGACTTCTTGCTCGAATTCTTCCTCCGGGGTTGGGTCAATTGGTTCTTCCTCAACTGGGTCGTTGCAGACGTAGCAATTCGGGTCTCCGCCGTGACAGCGCGAGCAGAGTGCGAGGCCGATGTAGGTGCTCATAGGACGAGGGTGGGTTCTAGGGAGAGGTAAGGGCAAAGGGTGGACCAAACTTGTTGGCGAGTTTTCCCCGTGACAGTTAGGCTTTGTTCCTTAATACTCAGTGAGTTGCCGATTTGCATCAGTGACTTGGGGTGGAAGCGGACAGAGTAATCCGAGCCTTTGGGCCCACTACTTGTTTCACAACGCCAAACGTCGGTGAAGAAACCGTTGATGTTGTTGCGGAGTGAGCCGCTTATGAGGGGCTTATACCCCACCGTTGCGCCGGATTTATTAACCTCGATGTGCTCGTGACAGGTCATTACAAATAGCTTACCACTCGCCTTTCCAGCCATTACAAACTGGGACATTAGGTTTTTGAACGGATTCCAGTGGCTCATGTTCATAACCTTTTCGCCGGCGATTATCAAGTCATCCATGCCGTTACCCTTACCGGAATTTGCCAAAATGTGCTTCTCCAAGTAGTAGCCGAGTAGGGACAGCCCGTCGATTACTATTGTCTTAACCTCCGGGTGCTTCACCGCTTCACCAATAGCCTTCATGCAGAAGGACCAACGTTTGTTCGGGTCAGGTTCGGTGTTTGGGTTATCGAACCAGAATGGGAATGGCTTCTTACCGTGGTTGTGGTAGCGGAGAGCACCGGCCAAGTTGTTATCACAATCCAGTATGTAGGGTGCCGGGAAGTTAAGCGAGAAGCAGGTTTTCCCCGCCTTGGGAGTGCCGATAAGCATCAGTGCAAAGGCGGAGTCGAGTTGGTAGGTGGTTGAGTCGTTCACAGCACACCTCCTATGTCAACAATTGTCCCGGAGTGGTCAATATTCTCGTTTGCCACCACCCAGAGTTGGACGTTGTGTTGGGTTAGGGTGGTGACCCATTGGTACAACCCACTCTCGTCGCGTTCTCTGGAAAAGGTGAGTGGACCGAAAGCTTGGCACAACTGGGATACTAGCTCGCCGGCAGAACCGTTTGGAGTGAGGTGTAAACCTAGGTGGTCAACAAGAATGGCACCAACAAATGGAATGACTGCCTGTAGTTCTAAGCTGGAGTAGAGTAAGGACTGGCAGTTGGTGAGGGTTAGACAGGCCAGAGGTATTTCCTCAATGGCCTGTTGGAACATATTATTCACAGTGCACCTCCTTTTGTTGCTTCAAATTCTTCCGCTTGCTGGGTTAGGCGAGACACCTCCTCGGTGAGCGAGGTAATGCGCTTTCTGATCTTCTCACCATCCCAGCCTGCCAACCGGTCTTCGTGCATTTTCACTGCTTCACTAGGCCCATTCTTGGAACAACTGAAACCCATTTCAGAGTTGGCCCACACTTTAGCGTCATAGTTCCGAACTATGTTATTCCCATGAATCTCAACCGAAATTGAGCAGTACTTGACAGTCGGTTGTTCTAGTATTCTATTGTGTAGGCAGGTTAGGTGGTTTTTGAGAGCCTCTTCAAGTTGGGCGAATGATAGTGGTGTTGTAGTAGTTTCCATATTTTGCGATTGTTGGTTTGGTTTGGTTTGGGGTTCAGAAAGGCACCCCATGCAGGGTGCCTGATTCGGTGGTGGCGACTAGCATTTGTTCTTTCAGTTTAACCTTCACAGCAGTCTCAGTCTCTAAATGCACTTCGTGCAAGCGCTTCAGTGCATCGTCAACTGACATCATTTCTGACCAAGACACGTTGAGAACTTCAGCCGGGTAGTTTGTGGCTGACGAACACACATTCGACATTGTGGTTGTTACTTTGATTCTAACTAATTGGTTCATTTGTTTACTTGGTTTGTTATTGTTGTCTACTATAGGAGAAATTGAATCCATCGTCGGAGGTGCGAACAATGGTGGCAGCAGGCCAATCACAGTGGAGTGTTTTACCAACCGCCCCTGTCGGATCATACCCTAGCGCCACACACCACGTTGCCCAGTCTGCTAGGTCAAAAGAAACTTGCGGTATATGTTCATCGTTTTCGTCAAAGGCCAAAATCCTATCACCCGTCATTAGAAATTTATGTATCTTTTTCATATTGGTGTAGGATGATTATTGGAACAGACCCGGGAAGGCTGTGGGTGGTTGCGGTTTGGGTTTTGCCTTGTCCTCAAGGGGAGACCAAGTGTTGGTTTCATACAAGCCGGAGAATAGGAGTGCCGGGCGGTGGGATGGGGTTAGTTGACAGACGGAGAAGAATTCGCACTTACCATATTTGGTGATGCAAGCGGTGGTGTGCATGGGGTAGGCTCGGTCTGGTGGGAGGTGGCGGGGTTGGGT